ATAAAGATAGAACTAGAAGAAGTAATATGAGTGGTGATGATGTAACATTTTCATAATCAAAAAATAATTTAAAGAAACATAGTCTAAAAAGGCTATGTTTTTTTATGCTAACTAAGAATATTTATATTATATGTATTTAATTTATATAAATCGGATAGGCACCACATTTAAAGGTGAAAATGTTTTTGAGTTTTTATTTTCAAACTCAACTGATTGGGAATGGGATGATTCTTGGTATGAGTCTTCTGTTGTTGTTGAAAAAAGGGATTTATCACCTGATGAAAATATAATTAAAATGGTTGGTACCTTAAAGACTGATTTATTTGACTTGGAGCTTATACAAGAAGACGGGGTACGTAATATTTATGATGCAGTAGAAGGTATTATTGCATTAGGATGGGAAAAATATCAAGACGGTGAAGATTTTCCTGAAAAAAGAAGGATTTTTAAATTCGGTGATGTAAAAGAAACTGTTGATGAACAACTATATGAGTATGACCTTGTATTAAAATATAAAGAAAATAAAATAAAAGCGTAATGTCCGATAATAAAAAATATAACCTAAAAGAAGATAAAAAATCTAAATTAGATTCATTAAATAGGGAGTTAGAAAATAAAGAAAAAAATTTAAAAAATTTAGAATCAACTAAATCTTTAAAACAAATTGAATTAAGGTCTGACACTGTAGCTAAATCAAAAGCTTCACAAGCCACACCAGGTAGTGAGGCTAAAGAAGTTAATTCACAAATACTAACTAAAAAGATACCAGCGTTACAAAACTACATACAACAACAATTAACACCACAAATAACTCAAGCACAACAGGATGTTAAAAATACTAAAGAATTAATAAATATCGAAAAATCACAACCTGAAACTGAAGAAGCTGAAGAAACTGAAAAAGAAGAAACTATGAAAGAAAATAAATTAATAAATTTTTCACAATTTAAATCTATTGTTGAAAACTATACTAAAGTTAATTTGTCTGAATCAGATATTATTAATATACTTGTAGAGACTCAAAACCCAGTGATGACAAAAGCTGAACTTATTGAGTCTTTACAGAACAAATTAATAATTGAAGCGGATATGAACAGAGAAGTAAGTGGTAGTTTTGAAAGTGGTAATAATGAATATTCTGAATTACTTGGTCAGGATTTAGCTAGACAAATGGCTAATCAATCTTTTACAGAAATAGCTAGAAACATCCAAAGAAAAACAGGTAAACAAAGGGTTACCTTGGATGATGTACAAAATTTATTAATGACTTCATTAATTGACGCGGCCAAAAAAGAGTATGCTTATGGTACTGAAAGGTTACAACAAAAAGCTGTTGATTTAGTTAGTAGAAAATTTAATGTTCCTTCAGGCTCTGTTGAGTTTGAGGTAGAAATAACTGGTTTACCTGTACAATTAGCTCCAGCAGTCGCACAAATGTCAAATCTTAACAGACAACAAATTATGAGTGTGATGCAATTAGCACAAAATCCAACACCACAAAATTTGTCACAACTTTCAGAATTGTTAGGCGTTAAATTTGGTAATATTAACAAGGAAGGTTTAAAAATGAGTAAAGGTAGCACACCTCCACCACAAGGTAAAACTGCTGAACAAATGAAACCTAAAGTTAAAAGAAGAAGATTTACTAACGCTATGATGCAAGGAGCGGCTAGAAAAACACAAAATCTTCACTTTGAGGATGACCAATTCCGTGAAGAAAATCCTGAACTAAGTGGTCAATACGGTAATATTATGGCAGCAAATGACGCTAGTTACTGGATGATGGACGATAACTTAATCAGACAACAAGGTGAATCAGGTATTCATGCTGGTAATTCTAGAATTAAATTGTCAACTACTGGTGGGGCACCTAAAATTATTGCACAAGGTATGGTATACCCTATTTTACTACATGAATTAGGTAAAGCTATTCCTGAATTAATGTCACTATGGTCTCTACCAAAAGATGTTGAAGAAAGGAAGTATGTGTTAGACCAAACCGATAATTTAGAAGCTGAAACTAATGATATCAGATTAGGTCCAGTTCTTTGGGATAAATTTGTTGAACAAATTCCTGTAGATAATCAAGAAGTTATTTCTTTAACTTGGCATATGTTACAAGAATTAGATGACTACGAATTTAATGGTATTGTAGAGGGTTTATTAAATAATAGTACTAATGCACAACGTAGAGTTCAAGAATTAGCTGAAGAAGCTATGGATGAACTTAGAAATGAATCTTCAGATGATTCTTTAGGTGTTTATAGTGGTGACGAAGATGAGGAAGGTGATGTTGCCACACCTGAAGAAGATGGTGAAGAAGAAGGTGGTTATAGTGACCCTGAATTAAAAAGAATTTTAGGTGGTCAACAAGGTGAGGAAGGTCCTGAAGAACCAAAAGACCTTGACGACATGTCTAATCAAGAATTACAGGGTTTAATGCAATCAGCGGTTGAGGATGAGGATTATGTTTTCGCGTCTCAAATTAGAGACATACTAAATAGTAGAAGATAAAATAAAAACCACCTTAATGGTGGTTTTTTTATGCTTACTCTCTTTATGCATATTTATTAGTAAAAAGAGAGATGACAAAAGCTCAAATGTTATATGAAGTAGGTAAATGTTTAAATGACCCTATTTATGCTATTGAATCCTATCTAACTACAGAAGATAGGACTCAAGGCGGTTTTGTACAGTTTAAATTATTCCCTAGACAAAAAGAATTGATTGGTGGGTATAAAAAACACCAACATAATATAGTCATGAAACCTAGACAGGCAGGTATATCAACAACCACCGCGGCCTTTTTAGCGGTTTTAACCGCTTTAGCTTCAAGTAAAAGTACTCAAAAAATACTTATAGCAGCAAATAAACAAGAAACAGCTAAAGAATTTTTAAAAAAAATTAGAGATTTTACAATGCAGTTACCAGGTTGGATGGATGTCCATAGACCACCTAACTCTGATAGTTGGTTTAACCCTGAAAAGAACTCAAGTTCACATTATAAATTATGGAACGGTAGTGAAGTTAAAGCCGTGGCATCTTCAAAAGACGCCTTAAGAGGTTACACACCATCAGTAATTGTTGTAGATGAGGCCGCTTTCATCGAAGGTAATAGAGGTGAAGAATTTTATACAGCAGCACAACCATCCCTTTCAACAGGTGGTAAATCAATACTAATTAGCACACCAAATGGTCACGACCCTCTTTACTATGTGGCTTATAAAAATGCCAAAACAGGTAGAAACAACTTTAATATAGTTGAAATGCGTTGGTTTGAGGACCCCCGATATAATAAAGGTATGAGATGGTTATTAAAGGACCCTATGACTGAAGACCTTATTGAAGAAAAAGAAGAGTGGGACCCAGAAAAATGGCCAAAAATGATTAAGGAAGGTTGGCAACCAACTTCATCTTGGTTTGAGGATATGTGTGCTCAACTTAACCACAACAAACGTTCAATAGCACAAGAGTTATTATGTGATTTCCAAGGTTCGGGTGACCAAGTAATTGATGACAAATATATTAAATTCCATGAAGATAATAATGTCATGGAACCTATGAGAAAAGAATGGATTGACGGTAACATGTGGATTTGGGAAGATCCTATTGTTGGCCACAAATATATAATGGCTATTGATGCCGCAAGTGGTTCTGCTGATGACTTTGGTTCTATTTGGCTTTTAGATTTTGATACGGGAAATCAAGTCGCTGAATATCATGGAAAAGTTTCACCCGATATATTAGGTGAGATAGGTCATTATTATGGTGAATCTTATAATGCCTATGTTGTTGTTGACGTAACTGGTGGGTACGGTATTTCAACGGTATTAAAAATGTTGGAGTTGGGTTACCCAGTTAAAAGGATGTACTATGACACCCCAATCGGTATTGACATGTTAGAAAACAATAAACAGTTACAAAAATACATGAGTAACGGTAGAATGCCAGGTTTAAATTTCCAAAAAAATAGAAATACAATAGTAATGGAAGGTGAAAAAGCCATTCGTATGAATTCTATTAAAATCAGGTCAATCAGGACTCTAACAGAATTACCAACATTTGTATATATTAATAATAGACCTGATCACACAAAAGGTTCACACGATGACTTATTAATGGGTCTATTCATGTGTAATTTTGTTGGTATGACTTCTTTTAAAGATCTGGAAAAATCTAAAGGTCATGTTAAAGCGATGGTTAATAGTTGGGCAGTAGCGACAAATGATACTACTGATATTTCAGAATTAAATGAAGTTGTTAATATGGGTTTTTATACAGACCCTAAAGCTATAACAAAAGATAAACAATCTTTACAACAAACACAAGAATATATGTGGATGTTTAGTGGATTACCAGGATTTAAGAAACAAAGATAATGAAAAGATTTAACGTAAAACCATTTCAGAATAAACAATTTAAAGTACAAAAAGGTGCTGGACCTGTTTATACCTATAATAAATCAAGACCTGTACCAGAAGGTGTAGCCGTAACTCAAAATGTTAAAAAAGAATTAACTAAAGAATACATTTTATGTGGTAATGGTGTTGATAATGTGGTACAATATGTTTATGAAAATTTACCTACAGGTGACCATTCAGCATATGTTGATTGTGATTACGTTGATTAATATTCACATTAAAAGTTTATAGATTACATTTAATTTGAATATTTATATTAAATAAAAAAAATTATTGAAATATTTTAAATGGCAGATAATAAAGATTTAACAGTATATCAGAAATTATTCTATATGTTTGGTCAGGGTGGTGGATTAAAATCTAATCCTGAAAGAAACCCTAAATATAGTTTAAGTGATAAAGATTTGATTGTAACTTCATCTAAAGAAGATTTTGAAAAACAAAAACTTCAGTTACAACAACAAAAATACATGGAAGGCCAATGGCAAAGGGTTGATAATGAACTTTATCAAAGAGCCGTTTTCTATGAAACAACTAGGATAGCCTCATATATGGATTATGAAGCTATGGAATTTACACCTGAAATAGCTGTGGCCTTAGATATTATGGCCGAAGAAAGTTGCACACTTAATGAACAAGGTAAAATATTATCAGTTTATTCAGATTCATCCAGAATTAAAAAGGTTCTTGAAGATTTATTTTATAATGTAATGGACATCCACTCAAATTTACCTATGTGGACTAGAAACACTTGTAAATATGGTGATAACTTTTTGTATTTAAAATTACATTATAAATATGGTGTTGTTGGGGCTTCACAGCTAACCAACATTGAAATAGAAAGAAAAGAAAGTAACATATTTCCTTATAAGGGTATGGATGATGAAGAGGAGGCTAAAAAGAAACAAGTTAAATTTGTATGGAAAGATAAAAACCTAGAATTTAATGCTTGGGAAATAGCTCACTTTAGATTATTAGGTGATGATAGAAAATTACCTTACGGTAC